CGTCTCGTCTATGGAGTCATCACCGAAGAGGTCCAAGACAAGGCCGGTGAAACCATGGACTACGCGACCTCGAAGGAGAACTTCGTCAAGTGGTCGGGGGGCATCGAGAAGGCAACCGGTGGACTGTCCAAGGGCAATGTCCGTGTTATGCATCAGCTCAAGGTCGCCGGCAAGCTGACCGACATCAGCTATGACGACGACGACAAGTCCATCGAAGTCTGCGCCAAGGTCGTGGACGACGAGGAGTGGAACAAGGTCCTCGAAGGCTGCTATACGGGTTTCTCCGTAGGCGGTTCTTACGGCAAGAAGTGGACCGACAAGGAAACGAAGCTCAAGAAGTACACGGCGGTGCCGAACGAGGTCTCCCTCGTCGATAATCCGTGTGTCCATGGGGCAACGTTCTCGCTCGTCAAAGCCGACGGCGCCGAGGAGGAAGTCCTCTTCAAATCCGTCGAGGAAGCGGCATCCTCCGAAGCCGACCCTGTGATCGAAGAGAGTGAGCAGGAGCCCGTAGCCAAGGCTGATGATAAGTCGGCAATGGAGAAGCAGGCGGAACAAGCCGCCAAGGCCAATCCGAATGGTCAGATCAGCAATGACGACCTGGCAGCCCGGTGCAAGGAGCTTCAGAAGGCCGCTGACGATGGTCGGGACTGGATGAGTTTCATGGACGAGGCGCGTGTCCAACTCATGGACGAGCTTCAGAAGGCCTCTTTCCCCAATGGAAAAGAAGAAAAGAAGGACGACAAGAAGGAAGCCGACAAGTCGAAGTCTTCAAAAGCCAAAGACGACGATGAGGAGGGCGATGAAGAAGGCGACGAGGACAACAAGTCCGAAAAATCCGACTTCACCGCGGCCAACCGACTGACCCAAAAGTGGATCACGAGCGATGGTGAGTCGTTCGAGAAGAAGGCCGACGCCGAGGCTCACGAGAAGCAGCTCTTGCTCAAGGCGGCCGAGGGTGATGACGAGGTGACCAAACTCACGAAGTCCATCGGCCGGATCAAGGACCTGCTCGAGAAGAAGGACGGCGATCTCGAGGTCGGGGAAGAATTGGCCGAGCCGAGCATCCTGTCGCTTGATCGTGTCGAGGATCTTCACAAGGCTTATCTCGAACTCGAGCTGCCGCGCGGTGAAGATGGTGCGCCGCTCCTCGAGAAGGGCATGTATACCGTATCTCGCTTCGCCAACATGCTGGGAGATGTTGCCAGTCTTGCTCGAACCATCAAGGCCGAAGGCAAGCTGGAAGGCAACGACAAGGTTGACAGTGAAGTCGCCAAGTCGCTCGTCAGTCAGCTCGGTACCTTTGGGGAGTCCTTTATGGACTACTCGAAGCAGCAGATTGCTGAACTCGTCGCTGGCCTGGACATCGACCTGACACCTCGTGCCTGCTACGACTATTACTATCGTGCAGTCGAGGCTGATCCCGAGAACGCTCTCGCCAAGAACGTCTGCGAGTTGATCGAAGCGGTCGAGGACGAGCATGAAGCGGCGATGGAGAAGCTTGCGAAATTCGCCTCGGAGCCTGTGGACACCCAGGAGACCCTTCAGAAGGTCGCTGATCTTACCGAGGAGAACGACAAGCTCACCAAGGCGATGGCCGAGGTGCTTCCCACAGTCGAGGCTCTCGAGAAGCGACTGAAGATTGTGGAAGATACTCCGATGCCTCGTGCTCCTCGGGGGAATGTCCTCGGGAAGAACCAGGACACCGGTCAGACGGAAGGAACCAAGGAAGAACAACAGGCCGCAGCCCTCAGTGCTGTTGGGGAGATGCTGAAGACGATGTCGCCCGATCAGGTGTCAACCCTTCTCATCAAGGCGGCCCAGAATAACCCCCAGAAGATGCATTTCGCTGGGCGGTAAAAAGGCAACGGGGCAACCGGAGACGGGAGCTTCCTCTCGCGCCTAACCGGAGACGGTAAGGATTGATCTTAACCCCTAACCCAATCTCTAGTGAGAAAGTGTAGGACACGATGAATACTCAGTTGATGCATAATGCCAGCGGCCTCGTTGCAGGTGCCAGCATGGATGCCCTGATGAAGGCACTTGCGAGTGCCGGTCAGATCACCATGCCGGGAATGCCCGAAGCCCTTGCGAAGTCCACCTTCGTTCAGTCGGGTTCGGCCACCACCGGCCTGACCTTTTACGACCTTGAAGCCGGCGCCAAGCTTCTCTATCCGGTACTCACGCCTCTCCGCAATGAGATCCCGCGTGTCTCCGGCAAGGGCGGCATCCAGGCGAACTGGAAGGCCGTCACGGGCATCAATACCTCGGGGATCCGTATCGGCGTATCCGGCGGTAACCGTGGTGGTGTCATGGCCGTCACGACCGCCGACTATGCGGCTGCCTACAAGGGCATCGGCATCGAAGACTCGGTCGACTTCGAGGCGCAGTATGCCGGCGAGAACTTCGAGGATATCCGTGCTCTTGCGGGCAAGGTCGGACTCCAGGCTCTCATGCTCGGTGAGGAGATCCTTCTCCTCGGCGGTAACGGCACCCTCGCTCTGGGGACGACTCCCACTCCGTCGACTTCCGCGTCGACCACGGGTGGCACGATGACGGCGACGACGAAATCCGTTATCGTGGTTGCTCTCACGCTCGAGGGCTACATGAATGCCTCGGTTGCCTCGGGCATCCCGACTAGCGTCACCAGAACCAATGCAGACGCCTCGACGGATACCTTCGGCGGCGGTTCAGCCCAGAAGTCCGTTGCGGCTTCCCAGGCGACGACCGGCACGACGGGCTCGATCACCGCAACTGTTGCGGCCGTCAAGGGTGCTGTGGCTTACGCCTGGTTCTGGGGTGCTTCCGGCTCCGAGGTCCTGGGCCAGGTCACCACGGTCAACGTGGCTCTCCTGACGACCGATGCAGGAACGGGTTCGCAGACGGCGGCATCGCTGCCTTCGTCCGACAACTCGGTCAACAACCTCGTCTTTGACGGCCTGCTCACGCAGATCGCCAAGTCGGGCTCGAACAGCTACTACCGTTCGCTCGACGGTGCTGCGCTCACGACCGATAACGCCGGTGGCGTGATCGAGATTGACGCCGCCCTCAAGAGCTTCTGGGACAACTATCGTCTCACGCCCGACACCATCTGGGTGTCGTCGCAGGAAGCCCTGACCATTTCGCAGAAGATCCTCGCCGGCAATGCCAACGGCGCCTTCCGCATTGTGGTCAACATGGAGCAGGGGATGATTGCAGGCGGCGTGATGGTCGCCACCTACCTCAACCGCTTCTCCATGTCCGGTGCGAACGTCATCAAGGTTCGTATCCACCCGAATATGCCGGGCGGCACGATCCTGTTCACTTCCAACGGTATACCCTATCCGCTGAGCGGCGTTGGCAACGTGATGCAGGTTCGGTATCGCCAGGAGTACTACCAGATCGAATGGCCGCTCCGCTCGCGTAAGTACGAGTACGGCGTCTATGCGGACGAGGTGCTCCAGCATTACTTCCCGCCGTCAATGGGTGTCATCACCAACATCGGCTAAAGATGAGTGGAGGGGCTTCGGCTCCTCCCTCTACATGAGTCGTCTCGGGTTAGACGGTTCTGTTAGAGGAGATCGAAATGACCGAAGTTATCAACAAGATGAAAGCGCCTCATGGCACTACGGCTGCGAATATCCAGGGTCATCCCTACGCGGTCGACAAGCAGGGCCTCATCAAGGTTGCTGTCCAGGCTCACGTCGAGGACCTGCGGCGCCATGGTTTCGTTCGCTATGATGAGGCTATCACCGCTGACGAGGTTAAGGGCTATGATCGCTCTGAGCTGATTGAGTTCATCGAGTCGCACGGCGAAGACGTCGACACCGACGACAAGACGAAGGATCTGCGCAAGCAGGCCCTCACGCTGGTGAACGCATGACGACCGCCGTCAAGGTTGATGCCCATGCGGGGTGGCCTGTATTGGTCACCCTCAAGTATGGCGAACCCGGCCGGCCGAAGTCGGTTTCCACAAAGACGGTTGACCCCCATACGGAAGAGACCTTCTACATTCACTCGGGACTTCAGATCATCGGGATCGAAGAACAACCCCTGGTCAAGAGCTGAGGTATATGGCAGACAAGCTCACCACACTCGCCGCCGTCAAGGAATGGCTCGGTCTTTCGACCGACGACGCAGACATGGAGTTAGCGCGGCTGATTGAGGCGGGCTCTGCTTATGCTTACAGCTATATCAACCGTAGCAGCTTTGCCGCTCATGACGTGATCGAGAATGTTCGGGGCAACGGAAAAGACACCATGCTTCTCCGCGATTGGCCCGTTCTCTCCATCACGTCATTGGGTGTCGAGGGGAAGCCTATCGATCCGGCTACGATTGCTCCCCTCGGGTTTGCCTCGAACGGCTATCGTGTTACGGATGCCAACACGGGCTCGCCCCAAAGCGTCGATCTTTACGGGTCGACCTTCTGGTATCGATCCCAGGTTCAGGTCTCTTACCGAGCAGGCTACGAAGCTACGGAAGACTATGTGATAGAGAAAACGGCCAATGAGGCCGATCCTCCTGTGGACATTGTCGTTCCAATCCATCCCGGAACCGCGGGCTGCTGGCTTGTAAGCTTCGAAGTGAAGGTCGATGATGTCGAAGCCACGCTGGTGACTGCGGACCCGCAGGCCGGCCAGTATACCCTGGATAAGTGGGGCAACCACACGTTCAGCATGGCTGACGTTGGTAAGACCGCCACGATCCGGTTCGGCTATGCGCCCTGGGATATCTCTCAGGCTGTCACCGAGTTGGTTGCGGAGAGCTTCCGCTACAAGGATCGCATCGGGGTTAAGTCCAAGTCGCTTGCGGGCCAGGAGACAGTCTCCTACTTCGATAGTGTGATGACGCCGACCGTCTCGATGGTACTTGGTCTCTATAAGAACGTGGTGCCGATGTAATGGCTTATATCGACCTCACTATAGACGTTACGGGTGACCGTAATATCCTGAGAAACCTGGAGTCGATGCCGGCCCAGGTTAGAGCCATCTTGATCGATAAGATGGAACCCCTGGTGGAGGGACTTGCGGCCCAGGTCAGTTCCAACATCGCTACCCGTCTGAAGCGCAAGACTGGCAGACTCGAAGAGTCCGTCCTGTTTGACGTTCAACAGGGTGACGGTGGGTCCGTTATCGCCAAGGTCTGGATCGACTCGCGAACGGCTCCGCACGCCAAAGCCCAAGAGCAGGGAGCGGTTATCCCGCCGCATATGATATATCCCAAGATGGCCCGGGTGCTCAGCTGGATGGGGAGCGGGGGTGAGCGTCAGTTCGCTGAGCGCGTGTCGCACCCCGGCGCTGTGCTCGCTCCTCAGTGGTTCATGCGCGATGCGTACCGGCAGTACGGCCCGAGGTTTTCGACGGCGATCAAGAAAGCCGTTGTTGAGGGCATCCGCGAACGCATGAGGAGTGGGTCATGAGCGAAGCTATCTATGCCGAACTCCGCAGGCGAATGGATCGGGTATCCTGGGTTAGACCCGGCGAGACCGAGGTTCGGAAGTTCAAGACCATGGGTCGACGGATCGTCATGTTCGACAAGGTATCCACAAAGCAGCAGCCTTGGTGTGGACAGGCTGAATATGGCGAGGAGCTTAATCAGGTTAGCGGAATGCCCTACAAGACGATCTTGGAGGCACATTGGCTTATCTATCAAGACGAAGCAAGGAACCCCAAGGCTGAAGCCACCATTGAGAACAACTTGATCGTGGATGCTGTTAAGGAGGCCTTGAAGGCTATCCCCGCTGACGTGGGGTTTTATGAGAAACGGAATACTCTAGGCAACCTTGCTTATCACTGTTTTATCAAGGGTCGTATCTTCAAAGACCCCGGTGACATTGACGGGCAAGGACTTGTGTTAGTCCCTATCCGTATCTTGGTTCCATAGGAGGTTATATGGACGACGTGAAGAAGGAACTGTCGACCCCCACGAAGACCGAGGCCCCCAAAGCTCCGGTCGTTTCGGCAGAGGTCATCGATACTCGCTCACCCCTCGAGGTGAAAGTTGATGACCTGGTGGAAAATTGGGTCATCTCGACCTACCGGAACAGCCCGATCAGCCGCGATACGAAGGCCTACAATCACCTCCGTTCGAAGCTGCCCGCGCTGAAGGCTGCAATCATGGAGGAGTTCAAGTAAATGACACAATATGTCTTCGGCACCGGGCAGCTCTTCAGCATGCCCATTGGCGGTGGCGCCCCCATGAAGTTCGGCGCGTTGCAGGACGTGTCTGTGGACTTCTCAGGCGACATCAAACAGCTGTTTGGTCAGTACCAGTACGCGCTGGACGTGGCACGCGGCAAGGCAAAGATCGAGTGGAAAGCGGCAGCGGGCAATATCGACGTTGCGGCCTTCAACACGGTCTTCTTCCAGGATACGGTCACTGAGGACGCGGAACTGGTGCAGGTCTTCAACGAAGCCGGCACCATCGGCGCCACCCCGTTCCAAGTCACTGTGGCCAATGGCGCCAACTTCGAGATGGATCTCGGGGTAACCGATGCGGCTACGGGTGAACCCTACACGCAGATCGCAACGGGCACCCCGAATACCGGCGAGTACACGGTCAGCAACCTCGGCGTCTACACCTTCGCCGCCGCGGATACGACCAAGGAAGTCCTCATCACTTATCTCTATGAGGCGTCCTCCGGGGGCTCCGTGATCGTGTCCAACCAGTTGATGGGCTCGGCTCCTCGGTTCCAGCTCGTTCTGTCTCAGGTCTACGATGGCAAGACCTTCACGCTCATCCTCTACAGCAATGTGGCGGATAAGCTGAGTCTGCCGCTGAAGCAGGATGACTACCTGATTGGCGAGATCTCTGGTCAAGCTTTCGCCAATGCCGCGGGCAACGTGGCGCGTATTACCACGTCGTCCGTATCTGGTGGTGGGGGTTAAATCCCAAAGCCTCCTAAGTCGGGGATGGGTGGGTTCCTTAACCGGTTCCCACCCGTCTGCTTAACTAAAACCGTGATAGAGGGATCAATCACATGAAGACTACCCCCATCGTTATCGGCGGGAATACCTACGACGTTCCGGAGCCCAACTTCGCCGCACTTGAGATGGCCTGGACTTACATCGAGGAAGCCATCTTCGCAACCAACCCAGTAGCCGGTCCCACAGCGGGTCTGGCCATTTTCGTTTGCATCTTTATGGAAGCGGAAGACTGGGACGTCATGCAGCATCAGTGGGAACCGATGCGCAAGAAATTCAACGTGGACGACAAGTCCACCTACCAGCAGCAGTTCGAGGCTCTGCACCTGTGGTTCAAGCGACGCTGCCTTGCTCGAGAGATCAACGATATCCGTACTGCCCTCAATGCTATTATGGAGGACGCGGGTATCGTGGCGAAGCCGGGGGAGTTGGTACCAGCCCCGGAGGAGACCCCTTCGACGGAAACTTCGACAGCATCATTGCCGAGCTCGTCGCAGCCGGAGTCGAAGGAGGAAGCTGGGACGGCATCCGAAAGCGATGGAACCTAAGGCGCTACGACCTCCTGTGGGATACGTGGAAGGCAAATGGCCCTCCGG